ATGTTAATTGACTTGTCAATTCAATATGATAATGCACAACAAATTGGTGCTGGTGCTGGTATGGGTACTCCAGGATTTGTACAAAAACGTGGTACTGCTGTCACCGGCGGCGGACTCTACTAAGATATATAAAAACCCACTTCGGTGGGTTTTTTAATGACTAGTCATTAACTACGTAGTTTATATTTTAAATAAATACTGTTATGGCATTCACTCCAACAAAATTTTTAACAGCAGATTCGCATGTACTCTTACGTGATTTTCAACACGCAAGCAGGATGTTTGCATCAGATCAGTTTAGACTTGCACCTAAGTTTGATTTTCAATTTCATGTGGCATTTAATATTAATCCAGCGGCAATGAAAACAATAGACTTATCTCAACGCCATAGAAATGAAATTAATATGCTGGTTAAAAAGATTGGTTTGCCAAAATTTACCATGGCTACTGAACAAGTTAATCAGTATAATAGAAAAAAAGTAATTCAGTCACAACATAAATTTGAAGATATTTCCATTACGTTTCACGATGATAATATGAGTCTAATTAATCAGTTATGGCAAAATTACTATAGTTATTACTATGCCGACTCTATAAGTGCTAAATCGTCTGGTGCTTATAATAGAAATGCCACTAGAAATAGCGATTTTATTAAATCTGCATACGGATTAGACAATGGCAGTACTGCACCATTCTTCAACTATATTACAATATATCAAATGGCACGGCACGAGTACGTTAGTTATAAATTATATAATCCTCTTATTAAATCGTTTGATCATAAAGAAGTGGGATATGCATCTAAGGAAGTGCATGAGTTTACCATGGGCATATCCTACGAAGCAGTCAGTTACGACATGGGAATTGTTAATTCAGAAAATGTGGAAGGTTTTGGACTTGAACACTATGACTTAACTCCGAGTCCATTACAAGGCCTGCCGCAAATTGACAATGTAAGTCCAAGTTTTGTTGCACAACAAAACGTTATCAATAATGCTCCTGAGGCATTAAGTAATACTACAACAAGTATAAATTCATATCAGAATATGCAAAATAAACCTGTGACAGGTATATCAGGGTTATTATCAACAGGTACTATACAAACAGTGGGTGGAATTCAGGACACAACATTTCCGCAGTCCTTCAATGTAACAAACAACAGTACTACAATTGCTAAAAAAATTAATCTAGGTATAGAACCATAATGGCCAGTAATTTACCAACTATTAATACAAACGAATCGCTTGATACCAAACAATTTTTTGATAAATTTTTTGTTAATGAAGTTACTTTCCCAGCAAACGAAATTGATGCAAGTGTTGGATTTTTCTTAAAAAGAGGATTTGATACTGAAAGCTCAAGAAGCATTTCAATCGTACTGCTTAATCAAGCACGGCTAGATAATGTAAATTCTTTTGAACTATTGGATACATTAAAGACAGTAAGTGATGTAAAGTTAAGTCAAATTATAGCACAGATATTAAACGCATATCGAGAAAAAGTTAGTTTGCTTGGATACAAAATCGCACCTCTTGCGGATAGTTACGAAAGTCGTAATATTCTAGTTTAACATGGCCAGTAAATTTGCCCGCGGTAAGTTTACCATGACACAACCTGAAAAATATGTGGGAACTAAGATTCCCACATACCGTAGCAGTTGGGAATGGAGTTTTATGCGATTTTGCGACACTAATAAAAGTGTTCAGAAATGGGCCAGCGAAGCCATCAATATCCCATACCGAGATCCGCTGACTGGCCGCAACACAATATATGTTCCTGATTTTTTCATACAATATGTGGATAAGAATAACAAAATTATAGTGGAATTGATCGAAGTCAAGCCAGCAAGCCAAACTATACTGGAGCGTGTGGGTAAGAACAAATACAATCAAGCACAGTATGTTAAGAATCAAGCCAAATGGGCCGCCGCCAATATATGGTGTAGACAGCAGGGTATAAAGTTCCGCATTCTTAACGAAAACGATTTGTTCCACCAAGGAAATGCATAAGTATTATTATGAAGAAACTTGAAGAAATTTTAAACCTACCTGAAAGTAAAAAAGTCGTTAAAGACGAAGAAAAAGCCGCTGTTAAAGCAGAAATGTCTCAACCTTTTTTACGCGATATGTCAGAGTTTGACAAGATTGCGGCTGCATTACCAGCAGTAAAAGGACTTGCTGAAAGCGACGCAGAATTTGATGCACTGGCAACTCGTGCTACAGATGCATTTGATGATCTTATGGATTTGGGCATGAATGTGGAAGCACGTTATAGCGGCCGCATCTTTGAAGTTGCAGGCGGAATGTTGAAAAACGCAATTGATGCCAAAGCCGCAAAAATAGATAAAAAGTTAAAGATGATTGATCTTCAGCTTAAGAAACAAAAGTTAGATAACGATTCAATTCAAGAAGACTCTGGTATTAGCATACAAGGCGATGGTGTTATTATCACTGATCGCAATAGTTTGTTAGAAAAACTACGCAATATGAAATAAATACACTATCAGGAATCTAACATGAAATCATTCAAAGAATACTTAGTAGAAAATAAACAAGTCTACGAATTTAAAGTTAAAATTGCAGGAGACTGTCCTAAAGACTGTTCTATGCTGATTAAACGGGCCTTATCCAAGTTCCAAGTTGAAAGTTGTAGCAGTGGAAAAAGCACTCCTATTCAAGAAACACAAACAGATTTTCCAGGATTAGCAAATGTAGGTATCACTATGTTTGATGTATGCACCGGCTATCCTGCTACTAGTTTAGAAGTACAAAATTTAATTGCAGAGCATTGTGCTGTTCCAGCAGGTTGTATTAAAGTTCGTAATTTAAAAGAACAAGAAGAAGAAGATCTTAATCATGCAAATGACGAGCCAACTGGCGAAGCATTAATTGAAAAAGAATACGAAAAAGTAACTGGACAAGCTACAGTTGGTGACAAGCACGTTATGAGTTTGTTAAAAGAGTTAGGCAAAAATAAAGTTGAACTTACGCAATATACAGGTGTCAACGAAAAAATATTAGCTAAAAAAGCTCCTGCTGAAAAAGCAACAAAATCTACAAAAACAGAAAAGCCAGCATCGACTACTGGGGTCTTTGGCAAAGTAACTAATCCAGACCCAAGGAAAGGAAAATAATATGAACTTCTCAGACATTTACAACAAGATCAAAAACATTGATGAAGGTGGCATAACATGGCAACCAAATCCAGGTACACCGGCTCAAGAACCAATTCAAGATAGAGGAAGTTACAGCCCAAGGCCAGCACCAGCCGAGCCGGCTCCTGTCGCTCGTCCATCAATTACACCAATGCCAGCACCAGCCGCGATGCCAGCTGAAGGGAAAGATTTAGGTAACGGATTTACTTTAACAAAAACTACAGTGGCTGGTGCTGAATACCCTGCTGTACTTGACACACAAAGTAATACATACTGGATACAGAATAAAAATGCAGGCGGAACTGCCATTATCAGATCTCCAGTACAATACATTTCAGTTGTAAACGGGCAAATGAAGGGTGGCCAGCCTGGCGGAGAAACAACAGCCGCACTGCAAGCCGCCGGCTTGAAAGAATCAATCAATGAAAACAGCAATGAAAATTTTATGTCATTGTACAAACAAATCAGAGCAATCGATGAAGGTACTAATCCACAACACAGTCACCAATACGATACTACTATGAAACATGCTGATAATCCTACTGTTCAACAACGTATGGCTGCACATGATATCAAACCAGGAGTTAGTGGTTATCGTGATCGTATCGACATGCTAAAAGATTTAGAGCGTACTGGAAAATTAAAAGACGAAGGTATGGAAGAATGTGGAGATATGATGGCACTTCCTATGAGCATGGGCCACGAACACTCAGGGCAAGAAGACTCAGTTACTATGAGTGTTAGCATGAATGGCTCAGGTGATGGCGGCATTCGTGACTTGATGAATATTCTTAAAGGCATTGAAAATGTAGGCGAGCCACACACGGATCATGACGAGATGGATGTGGTGTTTGGTGGAGAGATGGAACCAGAGATGGAACAGTTTGCTAACTCTATGGCCGGTGCAAGTGGAAAAAGAACATTTCCACAGAATACAGTTACTGACATTGGATCAAACGATGGCCGCGGCGATCATGAAGTGCGTAAGGCAAGCGGTGGCGGCAATCCTTACACTCAAGTAAGCGAAGAACTTGTTGGTCAGTTGTCAAACCTCTATCAAGAAATCAAAACACGTCAACAATATGAAGAAGGATATAATCCTAATTCAGTTGCCGCACAACACGCTCGCGATTTAGAAAAGTCACGTGTAGACGACTTAAAAAAGAAAGCAGAAGCTGGAGATGAAAAGGCCAAAGCCGCATTAAAGCGTCACGAAGATAAAAAAGCCGGTATGCGAGCAGACTTTGACGCCCGCATGGAAAGATAAACATTTATTCAATATACCAAAAAAGCACCTTCGCGGTGCTTTTTTTATGTAAATAAAGTTATGTCAAAAAGTTTAGATGGTGTAATCACCAAGAAAGCACATACCAAAGAAAAGTTCACAGAAAGTGATATCAAAGATCTGCTGGCCTGCTCCGATCCAGTAAATGGGTATTTGTATTTCAGCAAAAAGTTTTTCTATATACAACACCCTGTCAAAGGCAAGTTGTTGTTTGAACCATTTGAATATCAAGAACGACTATTAGAAAGTTATCACAGTTATCGATTTAATGTAAACATGCTGCCACGACAAAGTGGCAAAACAACTTGTGCGTCAGCATACTTGTTGTGGTTTGCCATGTTCCATCCGGATCAAACTATTCTAGTGGCCGCACACAAATACCAAGGCTCACAGGAAATCATGCAACGTATCCGCTATGGATATGAACTATGCCCTGACAATATTCGTGCAGGTGTGGTAAATTACAACAAGGGCTCAATTGAGTTTGAAAATGGATCAAGAATCGTATCAGCAACTACTACTGGCAACACTGGCCGCGGTATGTCAATATCCTTACTATACTGTGATGAGTTTGCATTTGTTCAACCCAATATTGCAACTGAATTTTGGACCTCAATTTCACCAACCCTGGCAACAGGTGGACGAGCAATCATTACAAGCACTCCAAACAGTGATGAAGACGAATTTGCACTAATTTGGAAAGAAAGTAAAAACACGTTTGACGAGTTTGGTAACGAAAAAGAAGACGGCCTTGGTATCAATGGCTTTCACGGATTCCGTGCAGAATGGAATGAACATCCGGATCGTGATGAAAACTGGAAGCAAGTTGAAATGGGTCGCATTGGTGAAGAACGTTTCCGTCGTGAATACGGATGCGAGTTTCTAGTATATGACGAAACACTTATCAACAGTATTAAACTAAGCGAACTTACCGGTAAAGAGCCTATCACTAAAATGGGACAAGTTCGTTGGTTTAAGAAACCAACCCCGGGAAACTTATATGTTGTTGCACTGGATCCAAGTTTAGGAACAGGTGGCGACTATGCTGCCATACAAATATTTGAATTACCCAGTATGATACAGTGTGGGGAATGGCAACACAATCTTACAATCATTCAAGATCAAGTTAGAATATTCAGAGATATTGTAAGATACATTCAAGACGAAATTGGACAAGAATATACCAATAGTATCTACTGGAGCGTGGAAAATAATACCGTTGGCGAAGCCGCATTGGTTGTTATTAAAGATCTTGGAGAGGAAACATTCCCAGGATTGTTTGTGAGCGAACCTGTAAAGAAAGGGCATATTCGTAAATTCCGCAAGGGATTTAACACTACATTTGGCAGCAAAATATCAGCTTGTGCCCGCCTAAAATACCTAATTGAAGAAAACAAAATGAAACTAAACAGCAGACCCTTGATCACAGAGCTCAAGGCATTTATTGCGGCTGGCACAAGTTTCAAGGCAAAAGTTGGGCAACACGATGATTTAGTAAGTGCATTATTGCTGGTAATACGTATGAGTGTTATTTTAGCAGAATGGGATCCTATGGTATTTGAAACTATGAGTGTTAATAACGATTTTACTGAAGATTGGGACGCACCACTACCCATATTCATTTCCTCTAACGTTTGATAAATATTATATGGATGCCAACTTAGATACAATTGCCAAAGACCTTTACGGAAAAATACAGACACGCTTTCCTGA